GACAGATGAATATGATAGACTTACTCAAGCTGTATCCTCTTCTTATTTAACAGCTGTTGCATCTACTACATCTATTACTATTCAAGGATTTATTGAGAGAATTAGAGACTCCTCTAATGATATTCAGTCAACGTCTATTCGTGATAATCTATTAAAACTGAATGATAACCTTGACAATATTATAGCTGTCACCAAGGCATTAGGCGCTACAACTGTATCTGCCAATGCCTTTGGAAATAGAATTAGTGATATTCTAGCAAATCCAAAAATCATGTCATACCTTGCAACCGTTAAGGCTAGAATAGTTGCATATACTTCTCAAACAATTGCAAAAGGCTCTGCTATTAAGGCGCAAGCAGATAGGATTCAAGGTCTTACACCATTGCCTGACCAAGCTATATTAACTCAAGCCCTAATTCAATCAGAACTATCTAAGGTATCTCGTCAGCTCACTGCAAAGTTTATAGATAGCACAAATCTACTTGACTTAACCAACATAACTGGCTTACTTACTAAACCTATTGTTCCAAATCGAACTACTGGAATTAAATTTAGACTCATTAGCAAGGATCAGGTGAGCATAAAGATAACACAGTTTAATGATCAAGGCGTTCAGCTTGATGATAAGGGCGCGGCTGTTCAAGTAGATGAACTTATTGCTATTGAAAATAGTCCAGTTCTACAGCGGAAAACTATATTTAAGGACAGGCTAGGCTTAGCCATTGAGGGTATAGCTCAATATGTAGAAGGCCAATCATCAAATCCACCACGAGAGGATTCAGACTATCGAGTCCTAAGCGGTCTACTCTATAATGGTATTTCAGGAAATAGCTATCGAGGTCTTTATACAAAATTAGGTAAACCAATCAACCTCCTATTTACGCTTGAGGAACGCGGTCTTACTGTCAACCCAAATGCGATAGATCCTATATTCAATGGAATAAAAGACGCGCCGACTAGTGTTAGGGAGGACGACGTAACCTACTATATTAATAATCAAGCTGCATACGAAAGCTTTTATGATAAGCTACCAGAAGAATATCCAAAGCGAATTAAAAGAGAGCGCGATGTGGTATATGCGGCCCAAATAGCACCAGCCTTAACCCGATTAAGACTATTGGCTCGTCGTGAGGCAGCTGACACTCTAAGAAAAGTATCGGATTCAGCACTAAAACTTGCAAGGCCAACTTCATATACCTCAGCTCCAGGCAGCCAAACCTTATCACAAGGTACATTCACTTATTCAACACTAGATACTGTTCTCTCTGACGATCTTCTTTACTATACTCGATCAAAGTCAGAGCTTGACACGCTAATTACGGATTGCGATTTTGAATTGGCTCGGCTTGATGTGCTAATCAAGGAAAACTCAATGGACGAGGCTATTATAAAGCAAAAGATCCTGGCAATTCCATGCTTTAAAAAGGCCGGTGATGCAGCTGCTCTTGCAAATATTGAAGATTCTGCAAATGCTGCAGCAGGTCAACCAGATTGCGAAAAAAAGGCTCGTAAAAAGCTGGGTATTGATCCTTTATACTTACGTACCCTATCCGCTACCGACTCTTCTCTACCTGACCTAACATCGCAATGCTATTGGAAGGAATTTGCAAAGGCCCTAAACAAGGTATGTATTCTACCTTTTCCCGACATATCAGTTCCTGGTGCTAACCTAATTTTTAGGTATTGGCCAATTAACTGTATACTACCAATACCGTTTGGGCTGGTTTTACTACCAATTCCACCAAGATGGAAGCCATTATTTGTTCTACCGACTCCGCTCGGTACACTAGTGTGTATGCTAACAATGCCGCTTGCACCAATTGGAATTCCGCTACCATCTCTGTACCTCTTCTTTTTTGCAATTGACGGCAATAAGTACCTAGCCTTTGCAACTAATCCACCTTTGCTCTATGCGCCTATCCAAAATCTAAAATTTGGGTTTGAACAGGATAATTCAGCACTGTCTCTTAATCCATTAGGTCTTAATCCGCTAAATCCATATAAGGGTCAACCGATAAAGGGTTCGTTAACTGTTCCATTAGCAGTCTCTGCTCCAGTAGCTAAAGCTACTCGGCTTGCATCAATTGCTGCAATGGTTGCCGCTGGTGAAATTTCAATCTCTAACCTAGCTGGTGTTAAGCTGCCGGTTGATATAACCCTACCTGATCTACTTACTACTCTACTTAGTGAGACCGAGATGATGCTTGGAATTGCAAACGCTCCGCCATCTAATGACTTTAAGCGGCAAATGACAGGCTTTAAAACTACCGTTAATCGTCAGCTTGATAAGCTTGGCGAAATGCAGACAGGCGCAATTGTTTCAATAAAAGAGTCTCTATCCAAGGCCCGGGAGGCAGCTGAAGAGCAGGCATATGGTGAAAAGGATAATTCCAAGCGCCGAACTGAGCGCAAAAAGGCCAGAAATCTAAATATTACGTCTCTTCAGGACAAGATAGATGCTGCAATCAAGTCAGTCAATGACCATATTGATAATATCAAGTTTGGAACCATTCGATATCCAAAGGATCCAACTAAATTTAACCCGGAATTACCGTCGGCTCTTACTGCCATTTTTGATGTAATAGAGCTCGCTGCAATTGGCGATTTTAAAATAGACCCACGTGCAACTAGCCTAAATGCCCAATTAATAAACATACTTGGAATGATTGATGTCAAGAAGCTATCAAGCAAGACCCAATTTAATCTGGATGACAGTAAGGACCTAGCAGATTTTAAAGATGCCCTTAAGAAACTTGCAGGCCAGGCAGTAGGTTTCCTAAAAGGCAATAAATTTGACTCCAATACTTCAGCTGCAAAGAATAAAGAAGAGGCTCAGGCTATTGCTGACTCAGCCAAAACTGTACAGGATACTCTAAAAAAGGCTCTATCCCTAACTGCTATTGCACTATCTGTACCAATCGGTCTAAATATCTTTGACTTGGCTAAAAAGTGTTGTGAAGTACAGGCTAAAAACATATTTACTGGTATACCATTACCTTTAACTCTTGCATTTACGCTAATCACCTCACTAATTGAGAGTCTAGTTGATGCAATTGATCCAAAGGCAATACTTAATTCAATTGGAATACCAGGTTTGCCTAATACACCATCTAATATTGTTAGCCTAAATACTGTTACCCAGGTCTTGGAAGGAATTCTTGATTCTCTGCCTAATGTGCCAATACCGGATCCAGCAGGCCTAACTGCTCTAGTTACTGCCCTAATCATACCAATCTTAAGTATTATCTCTTTTCCAAAAGCGCCAACCCCTATTCACCTACCATCTATTCCACTAATAATTCCACTCGACCCAATCCTAAAGCCTCTAATTAAAGCCCTACTTGCCAAGCTAATTGAAGCAATATTTAGACTACTTGATCAAGCCTCTAATGTTCTAGCCAAAGCCACTGCAACTGAAACATCAACCCTGTCACAACAGAGTTCAACAACATCAGCTGCCAACCTAAATACTGCAACTGGCGGAGGAGTTTTTGGCGGAAACTCCGAAGACAATATTAAATTTCTTAATGAGGTTTTTACTACTGCTTGTGGTGAAGGCATAACCGCATCCTTATCGCTTGAGTCTAGACTTACATCAACTAGTCTAATTAACTCGGCCAAGACTGCTGAGCCTGCACAGGATACAATAGAGACAACTACCACTGCCTCATCAACTGTTGCTCTTACTGTGACTCTACCGGATGGAAAAGTCTTTAGGTTACCAAAGATTCCATTTATTTCGCTAGATCTAATGGGATACTTTCATCTACTTACTGGAGCAGACCTAATTGAGCTTGTCAGAGGCCTATTTAACATGCTATTTGATCAAATTATCAATCCGATTTCACAAATCATCTCAATTATCTCATTGATATCAACCTCAGCCAATACTCTAAGCTATACTACAATTGAGGCAGCAATACCTCAAATATCAATAATCAAGCTTATTCTGTTGACAATTGATTCGTTGATTCCACCGGGCTTTAAGATCAGACCTGTTAATCTAGAGGCAATGAAGGTTATACTAGCCGTTGCAATTCCTGCGCTCGAGTTTGCGGAACCAGTTCTTAAGCAGATTGCATGGATTGGTAGCCTTGCCCTATGTGCAATAGGTATTGCACCACTATATAGCACAGTATCAATTGCTCGACTGTTTCATCCAATTATGAATCAGGATGATTTACCTCCTTGGGAAAGACTGACTCATAAAAACCCACTGTTTTCAATATTTCTAGATGAAATTGCATGGAGGGGTTCAATTTATTCAACTGGATCACTTATATTCCAGTCAAAGATGCCAGCGGTCCTACCATACACGCCGCTATTACCAATCGTTCATATATCGCCACATCTAGCCTAATAAGTTTAAATCTTATTAAAACCTGTTGAAAAATCTCTGTATAATTTAGTAAGTTTTAACAGAAAAATAGATGCAAACCTTAAGCGTATCACCTGCAATTTTCGATTGGGCAAATCACGGCTCAACATTAAAGTATAATGATCGAGTTTCAATGTCCGACTACGATAAAAAAGTTGGCGCCAAGATTCTATGTAAGGAATCTTATGCTCAAGAGTTATACAATCTCTATACGGGTCACGATGGAGCCCTAACGGCAACCGCAAAGGACTTTTCACAAGGTCAATTATGTACAGTTCTTGCAAAGTCAATTGATTTTGAGAACAAGGTAATTATTACTGAAGAGAAATTCTCAAAATCAACAATCTTTGTGCCTTTCCGGGAATTTACCGAAGACCCAGCCCTTCTCATTCATAACGAGGACCTGCACGAGTTTAGAGTAACCATCACAAAGGCAGACGACGGAGACTATTATGGTTCCGAGAAGAAGTGCGCAGCTCTAACCTATAGAGATAACCTAAACGACTTTATGAAGACTGACAAATGGTTCTACGTAAAGGTTGTGAGTCTAGTTAAAGGTGGATACCTTGCTCTATACAAAGGTACGGTTAAGTGCTTTTTGCCAGGTTCACATGCTGCAGCTAACGTAATCAGAGACTTCAATGATTACCTCAATACCGAGATTCCGGTAATGATTGAGAATTTTGATCAAGCCAACGATCTGTTTATTGTTTCCTATAAGAAATACATTAAGCACACTCTGCCGCAAAAGGTTTATGAACTTGAGTTCGGTAAGGAATATGTAGGTACTCTAACCAATAACCCATACGATTTCGGTATATTCGTTGAGTTTCAAAACTATTACACTGGCCTTCTCCATAAGACCGAATTCCAAAACTATGCTGAGTATTGCAAGGGTAAGAAATCCGGCGATCAAATTTCAGTGTACATCAAGGATATTACAGTTAAGAAAGGCGAACCAAGAATTGTTTTGACTGACTCACTCGATAAGGTTGATCAGGACAAGATCACATGGCAGTCAATCAAGACCCGAATTGAGGGTCATGTCCTAGACTTTACACTCGACAAAGAAGATTTCCATGTTGAGATTGAATTGCCTGATACCGGTAATATATTTAGAACGGATGTGAGCCATCTTAAAGGCCGTATCCGAATTCCTAATGAAGGACAGGTGAAAATCGTGAGAGTCGATACAATCCGCAAAAATATTAAATTAGATTTCCTAAACGTCTAGCCCAGACAGTACCGCTTTAATAAATAACAAAGATGTATGAGTCACCAACCTATCAAATAGTTTACCGGCCAAGAGTTAGTCATAATTTAATCCTCATAACGGACTCCGCTAACAGTCGGTTTAACTCCAGCACTCGTACCTCATTTTCTAACAACCTTAAAATTTATTTAAAGTAAAAGTATGGAACCTATCTTAATAGAGAATCCTAATAGATTCGTTGTCTTTCCTATCCAGCACCATGACCTATGGGCATTTTATAAAGAGTCAGAAGCAAGCTTTTGGACAGCTGAAGAAATCGATCTAGCTGCAGATCTAGTTGATTGGCGAACCCGGTTAACTGATGATGAGCGGCATTTTGTTAAGCATGTACTTGCATTCTTTGCGGCCAGCGATGGTATCGTAAACGAGAACCTTGCAGAAAATTTTGTAAAGGAGGTTCAATACCCTGAGGCAAAATTCTTTTATGGATTTCAAATCATGATGGAGAATATCCATTCTGAGACCTATTCACTGCTTATTGATTCATATATCACTGATCCAGAAGAAAAGATGAATCTATTTAGGGCTATTGATACAATTCCAGCTATTGCCAAAAAGGCTGACTGGGCTCTAAAATGGATTAAAAGCTCAACATTTCAGGAGAGGCTTATTGCCTTTGCTGCAGTTGAAGGAATATTCTTTTCAGGCTCTTTTTGTTCAATTTTTTGGTTAAAAAAGAGAGGCTTAATGCCTGGACTAAGTTTCTCAAATGAACTTATCTCTAGGGATGAAGGCTCCCACACGGATTTTGCAGTTCACATACATAACAACCATATCGTAAACAAGGTATCCCCTGAAAGAATTAAGGAGATTATACTTTCAGCACTGGAGATTGAGAAGGAATTCATTACTGAAGCTTTACCAGTTAAATTAATCGGCATGAATTCCGATCTAATGAAGCAGTATCTTGAATTTGTTACTGACCGTCTCCTACATGATCTTGGTTGCGAAAAGGTTTTTAATTCGCAAAATCCATTTGACTTCATGGTTAATATTGCCCTGCCTGGAAAAACAAACTTCTTTGAAAAGAGGGTTGGCGAATACCAAAAGGCAGGCGTTAAGACCGGCGATTCAGATTTTTCTACTGACGCTGATTTTTAACTAACCCTAAAAAACAAATTCGGACATTTTTATGAAAGTAATAAAACGTGATGGCCACGCAGAGACCCTGCGTCTCGATAAGATAACAAACCGGATTAAGAAACAGACTTATGGTCTTGATACGGATCATGTTGATGCCCTAGAAGTTGCAACCAAGGTTGTGTCTGGTATATATGACGGAATTAGTACTGAACAGCTTGATAGCCTAGCCTCTGAAACAGCGGCTGCTCTAGCATACATTCATCCAGACTATTCTATTTTATCTGCCCGGATTGCAATCACCAGGTTACATAAGACAACTAATAAATCATTTACTGATACAATCGATCAACTATATAACTACATTGATCCAAAGACCGGTAATAATGCTGGGCTTATCTCTGATGAAACCTATGCTGCTGTCCAGGCCAATGCTAATGTATTAAATGAGTCAATGATTCATGACCGAGATCTTAATTTTGACTACTTTGGGTTTAAGACACTTGAACGTAGTTATCTGCTAAAGACTCATGGTCAACCTGCCGAAACCCCTCAGCACCTCTACATGAGAGTAGCCGTTGGTATTTGGGGTACTGATATTGCAAATGTTCTTAAGACATATGATCTCTTGTCTACTCTTAAGATGACTCATGCAACACCAACCCTATTTAATGCAGGTACCAAGCGGCCACAACTATCATCATGTTTCTTGCTAACCATGCAGGAGGACTCAATCGCCGGCATCTACAAGACCTTATCTGATGTTGCTGCAATCTCACAAAATGCAGGTGGAATTGGCTTGTCTGTTTCAAATATCCGCGCAACTGGATCGTATATTCGTGGAACCAACGGAACGTCTAATGGTATTGTACCGATGCTCAAGGTGTTTAATGAAACTGCTAGATATGTTGATCAAGGCGGCGGAAAGCGTAAAGGCTCATTTGCCATCTATATTGAACCATGGCATGCAGACGTAGAGGATTTTCTAGAACTACGTAAAAACCACGGTAAAGAAGAGCGTCGTGCCCGTGATCTTTTCTTGGCTCTATGGACTCCTGACCTCTTTATGAAACGGGTTGATGAAGATGGAGACTGGACACTATTTTGCCCAGCTGAAATTGATTGCGAACTTTGGGAAATGTATGGAGAGGAGTTTGATACCAATTACACACGCCTTGAGGCTGAAGGTAAAGGTCGCAAAACCATGAAGGCAAGATTACTATGGCAAAAAATACTAGAGGCTCAGGTTGAGACAGGTACACCGTATATTCTATTTAAAGATGCGGCAAATATTAAATCTAACCAAAAGAACCTAGGTACAATCAAGTCGTCTAACTTGTGTACTGAGATCATAGAATATACATCAAAGGACGAGCAGGCTGTATGTAATCTAGCTTCAATTCCAGTAAATCAATTTGTGCAGGTTGGCAAGCGTTCAGGTAAACTACGTAAGCCAATTTGTGAATATGATTATCAGGCTCTATATGATGTTGCATACCAGACAACACTAAACCTAAATAAGGTAATTGATGTTAACTTCTATCCAACCGTTGAGACCAAGACCTCTAACCTAAAGCACAGACCTATTGGCATAGGCATACAGGGCTTAGCTGATGCATTTGCAATCATGGGCCTTGAATTTACAAGCCCTGAGGCTAAGGCTCTAAATGCTGATATATTTGAGACTATTTACTATGCATCAATGCAAGCATCGGTTGACCTAGCTGAAAAGGATGGAGCTTACCAATCGTATGAAGGTTCTCCACTAAGCCAGGGCCAATTTCAATTTAACCTTTGGGGAGTAGATGAATCTGAACTGTCAGGTCGATGGAATTGGGCAGAACTTCGTGCTAAGTTACTAAAGTTTGGCGCTCGTAATTCTCTGCTACTTGCACCAATGCCAACTGCCTCTACTGCCCAGATAATGGGTAACAATGAAGCATTTGAGCCATTTACATCTAATATTGGAACACGCCGAACCCTAGCCGGTGAATTTATTGTAATTAACAAACACCTAGTTAAGGACCTGGTTGAGCTGGGTCTCTGGTCAGAGTCAATGCGAAACCGAATCATTGCAGAAAAAGGTTCTGTGCAAAATATTGCTGAAATTCCAGCTGAGATTAGAGCAGTTTACAAGACCGTTTGGGAAATTAAACAAAAGGACCTAATTGATATGGCAGCAGATCGAGGTAAGTTTATATGCCAGTCTCAATCACTTAATATCTTTATTCGTGATGTAAACACTGCCAAGCTAACCTCTGCACATTTTCATGCATGGCGTAGTGGTCTAAAAACTGGCATGTACTATCTTAGAACCGAAGCAGCATCTTCTGCTATTGCGTCATTAGGCCTTGACCTGAGTGCAGTAAAGCCTGAGCCAAAAATTATAAGCTCTCAACAGAGCATGGACGATCTGGTATGCTCTCTAGATAATCCAGAAGACTGTATTGCCTGTAGCTCATAGCTAAAAGGTTATCACCGGTAATATAGAAGGGGGTTTGTAGCCCCCTTTTTTAATAAATAAACCCAAGTAAAAAATCTACATTTGAAATGGTGAAAATATTAGAATTCAAAGAATTTAAGACCCGACTTAGAGCTGTATACGAAGATGAAGTTACGCCAGATGCAGCAGATGCTCCTGCTCCACCGGCTGCAGCTCCACCGCCACCACCTGCAATGCCTGCTCCAGATTTAGGAGCTGGAGTCCCACCTGCTATGCCTCCAGACCCAAATGCCCCGCCTGCTGCTGCGGCAGGTCCAACCGAAATGAAATTTGTTTTTATCAAGGACGCAGTTAAAAAACCTTGGCATGGACATCACGATTCTGAATCAGGTGGCACTAAGCGACTTGTGCAATATTCAGTTACTAAAGAAGAGCTCGAAAAATGGCTTGAGGTTCATGAGTTTGAGGCTGAATCTGAGCTTGTTATGGCTGCTCTAGCCGGTAAGCGAACAATGCCACTTGATGTTTACAAAAAGTTTAAAGCTGAGGTAAAAGACGGTTCCCTTGGGTCCGACCGAGGTACTACTGATATTAAATTCGATACTGACTCAGAGCTTGATCAGCCTTCTACATCAGATCTTGATATTGTTTTCCTAAAGTCTAAGTAATGAAAGCCTTTGAAAATTTTATAACTGAGTCAAAAGTTGACGCTGCCTCTAGCGCAATTGCATCTGATATTGTAAATGTGATTAAGAGATTGAGTGGCCAGGCTAAAATGAACCTAACTCTCGAATATCGCAGTTTAGCTAATGCAATCATTCACTTAAATGTGATTCGTGGTGAACTACCAGCTGGTTCAGCTGGCTGGGAAGAGATAAACTATAAACGTCACGGCTTTTCTCTAGACTCTAGTGCATACATACAGCCTGATGGTCAAATTGGAATAAATGTTGACCTCTATATTAGACCAACCTCTGAACCTGCATGCTACTCTCAACTTGAATATGATATGACAGATTCAATTCGTCATGAAATAGAGCACAGGTTTCATACAGACAAGTCTCAACCTGCTCAACGTCATGCACATAAGGACACATATCGATATTTCCTATTACCGGATGAGATTCCATCAATGGTTTCAGGCCTGTCACTCTCAGCTAAACGCGAGGGTATTGCATTTTCCGCTGCTGTTGCCAATTACTTGACACCATTTGTTGAGTCAGGCTTTATCACAGTTGACCAATTTGACCATATCTCACAGGTTTGGTCAGACTGGGCCAATTCTCACTAGCCCATTATTTCACTAACCTGCTGCCTTATGCTATCTCAATAGCAAAGTTTTAATTTTCCCTTACCTTTTACAAACCTAATCCCAAAAATGTAGTAAAATTATAATCTATAAACAAAAAATTCTTATCGAAAGACATGGAAGATCTCTTTAACTTAAACACTGACTATTTTACCGGAAAAGCCGGTAATGCTGCCCGTAGGGTAGACGAAAACATGTATAATCCTGGGCCAGACCAAGGCCAGAATGGTATTTACAAATCCGTTATCCGATTTATTCCTTGGGCCGGCGACCCAACCAAGAGCAAGTACAAAAAGTATGCTGCTAAACTTGTTAACCCATTAACTAACGAACGACTCCTAATTGATTGCCCATCTACAAATGGCGCCTCTTCAATTTTATGGTCACTTGATCTTGAGCTTAAAAAACTCAAAAACGAAGAGCCAGCAATCGTTGAAGAAATTCAAAAGTATTTTAACCGGTACTACAACTACTATTCTTGCGTTTACATCAAAAAGGATCCGCAGTTTCCAACGCTTGAAGGCCAAATCAAGATCTACTCTTATGGCTATACAATTGATAATCTTATTCAGCAAGAGCTCAATCCGGAAGCGGAACTTGTAACAACCCAAACAATCAATCCATTCTCGTTAACTGCAGGTAAGGATTTTGTCCTGGTGATTAAGCGCAAGACCAAAGCATGGCGAGACTTTAGCTCAAGCAAGTTTATGAGCGAAGTTAGTCCACTTATTATTACACATGGCGATAAAGAGATTCCAATCTCGCATGATCCGAAGGTAATGAACTTTGCCAGTGAGTATCTTAAAAAGAACTCTCCGGACATGAGCCCTTACTTTTACAAGGAATGGACCGATCATGAGTATGAGAAAGTTGCAGAGTATATCAAGGCAATTATTCCATACAAGCAAATCATTGATACTCTGGTTAGCGGCTCAAAGGATGAGAGAATGAAGCAACACTTTAGAAATACTCAACCGGTTGCCCGGACCACTGCTCCAGCTGGTGAATCTCTTGAATTTACGCCAGCTCCACAGTCCAAGAGCCAATCAATTAGCTTAGAAGACGATTTTATGCCGACTACTCCAGCTGCTAAACCAGCAATGGCAGCCAAAACACAAGATAGTCTAGACGATCTTTTTGCAGACCTTTAAACAAAATCCCCCAAATAGAAATGGAAACACAACCAATTGAATCAACCGAACCTGTTGCTAATGCAGCTGTAACTACTCTTCTTGGTACAATCTCATATGAAAACCGTGAAGATTATGAAGAATTCTTAAAGGGCCTCAGTATAGAGCACGCAGCAGTAGTTCTCATCTCAGCGGCTAATTTTGCTCAGTCAAAGGGTATATTTTCTCTAGACGAGGCCGAGCTCATCGCAGGTGCAATCAAGCGCCTAACAACAAAGCCGGAAGAGCCAGTCCAATTTGATCTAGACGAAACCCCACAAGACTAATGAATATTGTCATCGACGGAAATGCTTTCCTAAACGTTGCAACAAGTATTGTCAAGAATATCTTAGCCAACGATAAGCGCGTCGGTGAGAAGTACTACGTGTCTGATCTACTAGACGATACGTTTATTCTTAAACAGGCAAGCAAAGATGCATTCAAGTCTTTTTCACTAAATTACTTGGGCAGCATCTTTGCCCCTTTTAAAGAGAATATTTCTTCAGTATTCTTTGTATTTGACTCTAAGAGCTGGCGAAAAAAGTTCATTAAGGAACACTTTCAAGAGCACGGCGAAGGCGACTTTAGCTATAAAGGCCAGCGAAAATACGACGATAAGATCTATCTATTTTTTGACTATTTTCAAACTGAGATCCTGCCAGTACTATCTGATGAATATGGCGTCCTAGCAAATAGAGTCCAAGGAGCTGAAGGCGATGATCTAATTGCATACATTTGCGAAAATCTAAAAGAGGATATTTGTATTTGGTCAGTTGACAAAGACCTAACTCAGCTGCTTGAAAGTAAGGATCGTAAGGTTATTCTTCTTATGCCAAAGATGATGACTAAGTACAAAAAGATCTATACAACAGATGATTTCTCGGCAGAGCCGGTAATTCAAGAAGCTGATCTTTTTAACTTTGACCTGTCTGCGATTGATAATTCAACTCTAGGTAATGTGATAGACGATCTCTTAAAAAAGGATTATCAGCACTTTCGGATAGACCCAACGCTTGACATCTTAACCAAGATAATTGCCGGTGATCAATCTGATAATATACCAAGGGCGCATCCCAAGCTAACTGCATCTAAAGTTACTAAAGTGATTGACCAAATTCGGGAATCAAGCATATGGGCTGAGATTAAACCTAATATTGATGCAAATGACGCAGAGTTCACAAACTATCTTAATGAGGTAATATGTGATACGCTAAAAGTAAATGACCCAGGTGAAACCCTAACGATCCGGACAAACCTATTGCGTAATCGTACAATAATCAGGCTTAGTACTCTATGCTTTCCGCCTGAGATAACTGATGCAATTTCTAAATCAGTCAAACTTGAAAACCGTAGACGATTCAACTATTTCAAATTCAAAAAAAACTATAAAAGTTAAAAATGGAAAATCCTGAATTCATGCCCTTATTTGAAAGGGTTCTTATTAAACCTGACAGCATTGAGACAAAAACTGAAACCGGTATTATTCTACCAGTCGAAGCCCGTAAAAGACCTAATTCCGGCACAGTTGTTGCACTAGGACACATGGTTTCAAAAAATAGCGAGTGTCCAGTTAAGCCAGGCGATCAAATCCTTTACCTACGCTATTCTGGTATGGACGTAAAAGTAGATGGCGTACTGCATCATTTGGTTATGGCAAACGATCTAGTTGCGGTAATAAATAAAAACTCCGGAACTACAATCGAAATCTCAGACTATGCTTAAAAACTTTTCCCAATTCCTAAACGAGAGTCAGTCTACTGAACCTGTCCGAATCTTTTGCGATTTGGATGGCGTACTGGTAGATTTTAATCGAGGCTTTAAAAACCTTGATGCAAATAAGGACAAGCTATCGCCATCGGAATACGAGGAAAAGTACAGCAAGGAAAAGATGTGGCAAATAATCGATGACGAAGGCGAGTCATTTTGGGCCAACCTAAAATGGATGAAGGACGGTAGAGAGCTATGGGATTATCTTTCCCAGCATAACCCAATTATCCTAAGCTCGCCCAGTCGTAGTAAAAGCTCAACACTTGGTAAAATGAAATGGATTCGTCGTAATCTTGGTATCATGCAAGACAGTCCAACCAAGTCATCTAAAAATTGGGACCAGGAAAGTCGAGTTATCTTGAGTCAATATAAATACAAGTTTGCCAATTCGGAAAATGACATACTAGTTGATGATACTCAGTCTAAACTTGATAAGTGGGCCAATGCTGGTGGTACCGGCGTGCTACATAACGATTCAACTGATACAATTCGTGTGCTAGAAGATATACTATCATCAAAAGGTTCTCGGACCTAAACCGAGTGGTGGAGTGCTGGCTTTTACTGGCCGGCCCTAAAAAGAAAAAGGACTCATTAGAGTCCTTTTCTTGTTTTATTAGGCTTCTATTTTATTAGAAGGACGGAGTAAATCCGGTAGAGTTAGAGGCTAATTGACCGCCTGCTCTAGTGATCGTGATACGGTTAATGAACTTGTGAATTCCGCGTGGGAAATCAACAATAATATCAACAACACCAGCATTATTTTCAAGGACTTCAGTTCCATTATTGCTGTCATCAAATATAACATCTGCGCTAGCAATACCTCTTGCATCTTGAACTGCTGCTAAGTAGTTCTTGATAAGGGTTTTAACCCGCATACGCGTAGTTACATCGTTAAAATCAAATAGGAAGTTAAGCAAAATCCTTTCAATATCTCTTTCGATTGTTACAAGAGCTTCACGAACGTGGATATTGTTTAGGGCAGACCTAACTCTTTGGTAACCTGTGTTGTTTGAAAACACCATTACTCCAAATCCTCTACGTCTAACAATTAGGTTGAAACCAGCTGGTTCTAGGAAATCGCGATCCTCATTTGTCAAATCATATTCAACACCAGAGATTTCGCCATCTGTTAAGATACCTCGTCTACCTCCAACAATTGAGAATGTGTTTCCGCTAGTGTACTTCTTCATGAAAGCATTTCCAACGTACATTGCTGGCGGAATTGACTTATTCTTTCCGTTTTCAAAAATAATGATATTTGGCATAAAGTATGCAGAATAGGTAGAGATAGCAATACCATTCTTATCACCAGATGCAAATCCATTAGTGAATGCAGGATTTGAGTTTAGGTCTCCTCCAGTTGAGATTGCCTCAGCTGATACAAGTCTAGTAGTTAAGTCGATAAAGCTTGGATCAACATTACGTTCGTATTGAGCAAATGATGGTGCATTACATATGGCTAGAGCCTTTCCGTGATTTGCTGCAAGCTGAACAATCTGACTCTTAGCATTGGGATCAATTTGACCTTCAAACGAGTCAATGATATATCGGAAATCAACTGTTTCATTATCTGCTAGTGTTGCTCCAAGATTACTACCCTCCATAACAAAATCTAGGATATCGTTTTGACGAGAATAGGTGCCATTTGGATATAGTTCAGAATCAGTAAGATTCATCATTGGCAACATAAGACCCTTTAGGCTATCTACGAAATTCTTGATACCTTTTACAACTTCAACTGTCGCTAGACCCTCTCCAATAAACTCAATACCCAAGTTATTCGGATCATAAGATGAGTCAACTGTTATTGTATACTTTAGGGTATTAACTTGGTCTCCATCAAACGGAACTGTTGCTTTTTGAGCATACACTGACTTAATTCTAAGCAAGCGACCCCTTTCTAATGGATTATCAAGGCCGTCAGTTTTAATCTTGGCACGAATGAATTGACCAGGCTTAAAGAACTCATCAATTGCAGCTCGACTTAATATATTAAAGTATTGCGTTCCTCTGTTTGTAGTAGTTGGCTCATTGTAGTTGTATCCAAAGCCTGCATTATTTACTGAACTTTCTCCACGTGCCGGATTACCGTATAGGGATGGATGAATCTCAAATGTGATCTTGTTTGGCGAAAAATACTGCCAACTAATAAACTGATTCTCATCCGCTAAATCAAATGAATGAGTGAACTTATCAGCATTATTCTTTACAATCCATATATAATCGTTAACTTCTTCAAATGGTGCAATATTTACTTGATCAGTCTGCGAAACGTCAGAATAGGCTTTAAATACCAAATACTTAACAGACGGTCCCATTTGCATTTGGGTCTTAATCTCCCCATCTGTTCCTAAATAGTGTATATTTGGATCTTCTGGGTCATCGTATTGAATTAAGTCTCCAACTGAGATGAATCCTTTAGTATAGGCTTCGTACATCTTACTGCCCTCAACCGCAATGATATTGCTAATGTCAGGATTATCATCAACGTATACATCTCCTATTGCATATATTGGAGAGTATGTAGTTGTTAAAAAGTAGAACTCTGAACTTGCCGGTTTTGAGTATGATAGCACATCTACTAGCCCAACTGGATTAGTCGAATAATTCCCAGGCTCGCCAATTCCATCGTCTACTATGTATTGAGCTCGTTCATCATCTGAGACATTTAGCTCATTGAATCCATGGCCTACTAGGTCAATTCGCTGCGTTGCAATGCCTTCACCAGCACTTCCGCTATCAAAAGAGGCCTCAGTAAGGTCGATTTTATCAATCTTCTTGTAGTCAAGGGCACAGTGTACACCGATTTGAGCAAACCTACGATTAAAGATTGAATCAATTGCTGCGGTATTGCCAGTTAGATCCATAAAGTCCGGGATAATGCTACCTTGAACCTTAGCTAATAGAGTTACCTCTTTTAGAGCAACAAAATCGCTGATTCTAGCCTCCCTAATACCTGACTCAGTAAAATAAAGTTTATAGATTGGGTCTTTTGCTAGGGACAAGTAGTCAGTCCACTTTCCTTCAACAACTATTAGCTCAACAAAATAGTTTGCAATAATATCGTCAACATTAAGAAATTCTGGAACCTCAACCTTATCGCCAAGTAGACGATAGTAGTCCTTAACTGAGATATCATAGCCAGTCGTGTCAGCTACTCTTGCCCAAACGGTAATGTCCTTACGTGAGAGGTTGGTAATAGTTATGATCTTGTTAGCATCCTTGTCGGCATTTCCATAATTTGTAGGATCAAGTATATAGTTATCTCCCAATTTAATGTTTTTGTACTTATTAACTGCATCGGAATCTGCATACCACAACTTTTGAGTATTATAGAAATTAGACATTGCGTCAGTATACGAGTTTGAGCTCCAAACTGAATTGTTTGATGCTGATTCCGTGTTGAATGTACCGAATGCTGCGGTATCCTCGTCCGTAACAGGTAAAACGTTTAGTGCAAAGACTGGCCCCTGACGCAGACCAACATCAATTGTTCTGTGAAAGTAGCTTCCATTTTTTTCTAGCTTTGTATCAATTTCACCATATACGGCATTTAGAGTTCTAGTATCGTTAACCAGAACCACTGAGTTGATAGGCCCCTTTTTGCTTGAACCAATCACAAGTCGTCCAGTTGAAATAGGGAGAGCCAGGTTGGTGCTTTCATCTACCTCAATAGTGTAGACACCACTTGACTTGAACCTGTTCAAATTTAATTTTTCTGCCATCGCGTGCTATTATTTTTGAAGTTATTTATTTATCAGCCCATTCCCAAAACTGCGATTTTACGCACTTTGGTATAGTACTGCTTATTGTTATTTATTCAGGCCAGCTTGCTAAACCTAAACTTTTTAGGCTTTCTGGGTAAAAGAATCAGTAAACTAGAAAATTTATGGCAAACACTGATAATATCTGCTCAAACCTCGAAATTGTTGACAACTATGTTGAAGGTACTGATACTCTAACTCAAATTATGGAGATTCAAGCCGACACCCAGAAGAACGTATACGGTTACGACTTTGACTCAATGTCTCTACGCGATCTTATGACATTTTGGCACATGAATAACCACAGTCTAATTGACGAAATTCATGAAGCAACCGATGCACTTGGCGGAGTCAAGGACGGATCAGGCTCAGCAATTTGGAAACGCTGGAAGAAAGATTTTACAAAGTTTGATGGCATGAAGTTCTCAGACCTCTCTAAATCAGATCAATTGGAGTGTAAGTTTGAAATCATTGATATGCTACACTTTTTTATGAACTATGCTATCTCCGTTGGCATGGATGGCCGTGAGATGTACAATATGTACATGGCCAAGAACGCGGAGAATCGTGCACGTCAGGAGAGAGGCTATTAGAGTATATTAACCCCATAGCAATTTTCTAAATGATAGTAAGCACAGAATTTAACAGTGATGATTCAACACTAGTCATCTCGTATTACGATGAAGACGGTAATATCGCATTTATCAAAAAACCAATCCAGCAGCAGGATCTCTTTAACTGGGTACTAACTCCTACCCCAACTGAGTTTCGTAATTGGGATAATCGATTCCTTAAAAAGGCTCCAAACCGTTGGCTAAGCCGATTTCGCCTTGAAGAGCTTACTCAGTCCAGGCTTAGTCAAGACGAGCTTGACCGAATCTACTCTGATCTTAGCCCAAAGAAGTATTATCTTGATATTGAGATCCAGCTTACATCAAGTGATTTCCCAGATCCAGCCAAGGCTCTAATGCCAGTTAACCTCATAACCTTTGTGAATGAGGATAATGTGTGTTTTGTAATGTCTACCATGAAGAACCTAGAAGCACATGTTGTTTCTCAAATGGAATCTGAGGTTAACGATTACTTTAAAGCCCATGGTCAGGCATTCACAATCAAGTATCTTTTCTTTGAAAAGGAAGAGGACCTAATGAAGACCTTCTTTCACAAAGTCTTGCCAAAAATCTCCTTCCTAACTGGCTGGAACGTTATTGGCTTTGACTGGATCTACTTGATTAATCGATGCAAGCGTCTAAATATTGAGCCAATGGAAACAATGCCTTGTCAAAAGACGATTGGCCAATCCAAAATGCCAATTCACATGGGACTGCTTGACTACATGGAAGTCTTTATGAACACCAAGCCGTATAAAGTGGTTGAGAACTACAAGCTTGATTACATTGCCAATCTTGTGCTAGGTACACGAAAGCTGCACCAAGCCTATGCAACCATGATGGAAGCCCAGCAAGATATTGAAAACTTTGTCAAGTACAATATCATTGATACAATCTTAGTTAAACTCATTGAGGATAAACTCGGCCTGCTTGATGTTGCATTTGCAATCTCTAAGTTTGCGCGAGTTGATGTATCTAAAGTATTTAGTGCAGTATTCATTACTGAGACTCTAATGTGTCGTGAGTTTCTTGAGCGTGGCCGCTTTATGGCAAGCGATCGTCGTGAAATTGAGAAAGAGGCAACCTACGATGGTGCATACGTTGCAAAGCCAGAACCTGGTTATTACAAATACGTTTCATGCTTTGACTTTGCATCAATGTATCCAAATATTCAAATTCAGTTTAATATTTCGCCAGATGCGTATATTGGAAAAATTAAGCCCGATACGCAAAAGACTCCCGAAACTATTATAACCAAGAACGATACAATATTTACCAAGCAATTTGATTCGGCTGCTCGAACTATCTTAACTCGTCTGTATAATGGTCGAGTTGATACAAAGAATGAAATGAAGCGTCTTGAAGAGCAGCTAGATGGTGAAAAAGCTAATAAAACTAATTAAGAAACTTATGCAAGGTTACGATATCGATACTCTAGTATCAATAAAGAACAGTTTTCAAGGAAATAACTTCCAGTGGGTTAAAACCAATGACCGTGCTAAACTTGGCCAGGTTGTTAGAGTTAATGATGTTATCCCTAGCGGCAGAGGATTTATTGCTCAACTGTCTGATGGTTCCAGGATTTCTACTGATCAATTAACCAGCAATCTAATGATGCTAATGGATGATCAACCGGCTCTATCAATGGCTGAAATTATGTCAATCAATATTCTACCTAGCCTGTCTGACGAAATGGATCTTGCGCCAGGCTTACCTGACGAATTTAAGGATGATATTGCTCGACCTGCGCAAGTTAGAGCTGAACCCACAACAAAATCGGCTCAGTCTGACCCAGCTGATCTATTTGGCATGTTTTCTCTTGAACAGACTGACTTACCACTATCTGTTTCAATTAAGTTGCCTGCTCGTAATCTGCTAAAGATGATGTACTCAAACTCCCAGAACAAGGAAGAGTTCCTAAATAAGTTAGCTGTCTATATAAATAGTAATGTAACAACCGACTCTATCAAGTCTTCAATGAAGAAGTCACTAGACCCGGATAAAAAGAAGAAAGTTTAATGCTACCCCAGTCCAAGATAACTCGCACAGTTTCCCCAATCTTAAATGGTGAATTTGAGGTAATTTCTCTAACTAGAGATTCGGACCGGGCTGATCGATTATCGAGTAATGCAAACTATATTGCAATTATTCCATTTGAGAAAACATCAGATGACCGAATCAAGTCAATTTATGGGGTACGCTTTGAGAATCATGTAACCGGCCAAGCTGATACAACCCTAGTTATTGATGCAGTAGATTCATCTCGTGATCAAACTACTTATGATACCGTTTGTCGAGCCCTAATTGAAGAGGCCGGTATTAATCTAGAGGAGGCTGGTATCAATGAAGACGATATTTTTTACCTGGGTAACATTAGTACCTGCATTCCAGTTAATGCCAAGTTTAAATGTTATGCAGTTGACCTGAGCCGGATTGCAAATCCTGACTCCCCAATTGAGTTTGCTAGAACTCTATCCAAGTCCAAATTTGAAAAGGACTCATCTGAGATTGTTAAGCTAGGGTTTCACCAAGTTGTTAACGGCGACTTCTCGGATGCAACTATTCTGGCCAGTGCCTTTTTATTAGTTTCCTATTTCAACTGAAACTAGGCTCGATCTCAGTGTACAAGACTACTGAAATCTAACTCTAATAACCTATGGCAAAAACGCTAGATGCATTTGCAAAATTCAATGACATTCTCGAGAAAAAGGTAAAATCCAAGATCGAGATTCGTGGCTTCTCCGATATTGAGGAGTATATTCCAACTGGTAACTACCTCCTAAATGCCCAAATGTCGGGTTCCTTATTTGGAGGCTATCCAAACACTCGTAGTATTGGTATTGCCGGTGATTCCGGAGCCGGTAAAACTTTTCTATGCCTAAATGCAGTAAGGGAATTACAGGCAAAGGGCTACATGGTAATCTATATTGATACAGAAGGTGCAATTGACTCCTCTGACTATGTTAAATTTGGAGTTGACCTTACTAAGCTTAAATATTTACGAATGGGTCTCATTAGCGAGGTCAAATTTTTTGTAAATGATCTGCTTGAGACAATTAAAGAGAATCCAGGCCTTAAGATTGCAATGTTTGTTGATTCAGTCGGCATGCTTGATACAGACAAGAGTAAATCTGACATGGAAAAGGGCAAAAATGCCGGCGATATGGGTCTTCGGGCCAAGGAAATGCGTGCACTCTTTAAGAGTTTTACGCTTGACCTCTCTAATTACAAAATTCCATTTATTTTCACAAACCACACATATGCTTCAATGGACCAGTACACCCCAAAAGGCATGTCTGGTGGTGGTGGACCGGAATTCTCAGCATCAATCATTTTAATGCTGAGCAAGGGTACTCTACGTGATGAGGCCAAGACTACAACCGGTATTATCGTCAGGTCCAAGAC